ATGTTTTAATTACCTCTTTTCTAGTTTTGATAAGGTCGCAAAGATCGTTGTAATCATCTTGCGGTATTTGTCCATTAGTGTAACGGACTTCTAAAGACTCAGCACATTTATCAAGCCTTTGTCTGGTATCAGCCTTTAGGATTGCATCTTTGGCAACAACTGTAAGGTTTTGAGTAGAAACTGGAGTTCTATCTTTTTTAGGATTTTTCCATGCTTTAGTGCGGTCATAAAGAGATAAACCAAACTGTGAACCAAACTGCATAAAAGCCCGCTTTCTGGCATCTGATTCAGCCTCTTTTACTGCTGATTCATGCTTGTCTCCAAGATTGACACTTTTGCCTTTACCATGTCCAGCACCAACTCCTTCTCTGATTACATCACCAATAGTCACTCTAACTTTTGCAATGTAAGTCACACAGAACTCATCACTCTGCACACAGTCAAGCTGTACTGTTTCAGACTGCCAGCCATCAAATCCGAAGATGCGATTAGCTTCATTAATTACATACCAGCTTTCTAAGTAAGCAAGTTGCATACTGCCTTGCTGTCTGAAAGCAACAACTTTAGGATCAATGGGTTGATTTAATTGTTCTGTTTGTTCTTTAGTAAATGTCATAACCATTTTGGTGGTGTAAGTGTTTTAATGCCCTCTGGTTCAAAGTTGCTGTAACCTTTCCAAATGCCTGACTCTTGGGCGGCTTTTATGTCAGACAATGTTTGTTCTTGTAGCTCATATCCACGCTCAATGAAGTGAGGTGAAAGTTCATATACTCCCACACTAAATGGGTGTACTTTCTCAACAGCGACAAAAATAAATCTCTTTTGACCTGTTCCCTGTAAATAGTGAGCAGCCTGTAGGTGATACTTGAAATTAACAATAGTTCTAGTAAATGCCTCTGGTGATGCACCACCTTCGCCTGTTGTTTTGAGATCAATAACCATATCATCAATCACATAGTCACAACGGCACTTGCATTGCAAACCTGTTTCCCTATGCTTCCACCAGTAGGATTGTTCTGCTAATCCTCTAGTATCTCTCAAGGTATCTGAAATAATATATTTGTTGGCAAATTCGTTATTACAAAGAGCCTTATAGATACCTGTAAGAGTATCCATTTCTGGAGTTGTAAAAGTTTCAATGCCTTTTTCTTGCAAAGAAAGTGCTACTGCCTTACCAGCTTTTGTTCTTTTGTCATCAAGCAAGGCGTAAGAACCTTGAAAAAGTTGAGGTTCAAGCACATATTTATGACACATTGAACCAAACTTCATTGCTGGGGTTGCAATTCTGGGAGGATTGTTTTTGCCATACTTATAGATGTTGAAAGCCTCAAGGCCATGATCTATGGCATATTTCAAGTCAGACGCTGCAATTGCTGGATCTGATCTATACACTTGTTCATCAATATCAACTGATGTTATGTGTGGTGTGGTGTTGTTTAAAGATTCCATTTTGTTATAGTAATGGTGTCCTTAGGTGTTAGGACAATGGGTGGAGTACTGGTAGAGATCAGGGGTGGTCTTTACCAGTATTTTTTTGTTCTAATTTTATAACCCTGTCTGTAAGCTCAAGCATTGCCTGTGCCATAGGATCAAACTTCTGAACAATCTGACGTAATTCCATAATTGAATCAGTCATTACTTTCATGGTTTCATGAAATTCACCTTGAAGCTCTGTATTTTTTACACTTGCTTCACTTGCTTTTAGGTGGAGCTTTTTCCATTGGTCATGCCAGAAAGAAAGTTCTTTGTAACCTTTTTCAAGATCAGCAAGCCTTTGCTTTATGCGTGTCATTTCAAAGGTCATTGTTGTAACTCCTTACAAGCGAGTTCAATACCAGCATTACAATCTGCAACTGTCATGTCATATAAAGTTCCAGTAAGGGTTGTATAAAACAACCCCATGCCAACGAGTAAAAGTAAAAAGTTTTGCATTAATCAAGCTCCGTTTGATCGAATTGAATTTTGATTAGTGGATAAGATTCAACATCTGTGAATTTTTCTCTTGCTCCATCAAGCATTAGTTCATAAAGTTTGACTGCTTGTTTTGCTTCATCTTCTGTGAACTTGTAGTTGCTCTGGTTAGCAAGGTTTAAGAGTTGCTTGTGTCTCATAACTAAAGCTTTGACTCTTTGAGAAAAGAGAGCTTTGAATCTGGCTCTCTTGTGCTGATCCTTTTCAGCTTGTGTTTTAGGAGTAGTCATTTGACTACCCCATATCTTTTCTTGGTCAATGCAGTCAATTCTCTACA